CGTCACACTAAGTGACCCCAGGGTGGGGGGTGGCCCCTCCTACGTGGAGACAGAGAACCGCCGGAGAGGTCTTTCCGAGGTGCGCCAGGTTCTAAGACATTGGGCGGTCACGCAAGGTGACTGCTAACCCGATGCCGCGCAATGCGGCTGAAGGAGATCGAGATGGCCAGTGGTGGAGCTCGCGGGCATTCCGGCCCGGCACCAGATCCGAACGCGCAGCGTCGCGACCGCGCCACCGATGGCGAGTGGACGATTCTGCCAGCCCGCCGAGACGGCGACATTCCGCCCTGGCCGCTCACCGATCAGTCCGCCCGTGAGGTCGAGCTGTGGGAGATCGAGTGGCGGCGGCCGCAGTCGGTGATGTGGGAGCGGAACGGGCAACACCTCGAGGTCGCGCTGTACGTGCGCCGGCTGGTCGAGGTGGAAGTCCCTGGGGCCGCCACGAACCTAGGCACCCTGGTGAAGCAGATGCAGGAAGCGCTGGGTCTCTCATTCCCGGGTCTCATGCGGAACCGCTGGCGGATCGCCGAGGATGAGACTGCGGTGAAGCGCGAAGCCAAGCCGAAGGCGCGACCATCGGCGAAGCAGCGGATGCAGGTCGTCCGCGATGGCACCGAAGGCTGACGCCTGGGTCGTCGACTTCCCCACCCTGTGGGTCACGCCGGAGTGGATCTCCGCTCACTGCATCGTCCCTGATGGGTTCGGCTTCCTCCGCCGCGATCCGTTCGAGATGTACGACTGGCAACTGTGGTGCACCCTGAACCACTACCGGGTGAAGCCGCGGGCGAAGGTTGGGCAGTTAGCGACGGCGTTCTATTACCGCCGTTCGCAGATCGTGGCGCCGCAGAAGATCGGCAAGGGCCCTTGGTCGGCGACGATCGTGGCGAACGAAGGAGCCGGCCCGGCGGTGTTCGACGGCTGGGCTGAGGCTGGCGATGTCTACGACTGCGCTGACCATGGCTGCGGCTGCGGGTGGGTGTACGAGTACGAGCCCGGCGAGGCGAAGGGTAGGCCTTGGCCGACCCCGCTGATCCAGATCACCGCCACCTCGGAGGACCAGACTGACAACGTCTACCGTCCGCTCCAGGCCATGGTGAAGGGCGGCCCGCTCGGCGAACTGATGAAGGTCCGTGAGGGCTTCATCCGCCTCCCGAACAACGGCCGGATCGACGTCGTCACTTCGTCGGCTCAGTCCCGGCTGGGTAACCCGATCACCTTCCCGCTGCAGGACGAGACGGGCATCTGGACCGACACGAACAAGATGCGGAAGGTCGCAGACACGCAGCGCCGCGGTGTTGCGGGCATGTCGGGCCGCTCAATGGAGACCACGAACGCGTGGGACCCGTCCGAGCAGTCCGTGGCCCAGACCACCTCGGAATCGCAGGCGAAGGACATCTTCCGCTTCCACCGCCTCCCCCCTGCCGGCCTGTCGTACACCGTCAAGGCGGAGCGGCGGCGGATTCACGCTCACGTCTACGCCGGCTCGAAGCACATCGACCTCGACTCGATCGAGGGCGAGGCGGCCGAGATCCTCGAGCGCGACCCAGGCCAGGCGGAGCGCTTCTTCGGGAACCGCATCGTTGCCGGCATGGGCTCGTGGATCGACGGAGCGAAGTGGGATGCCCGCAAGATCAAGAGGCCGCGCGCCGTTCCCAAGCGCACTCAGATCGTGCTCGGCTTCGACGGCTCGGATGTGGACGACTGGACGGCCCTGCGCGCGGAGACGCGCGACGGATTCCAGTTCACCCCGGTCACCTTGGGTGGTCCGACGATCTGGAACCCGGCCAGGTATAACGGCCAGGTTCCTCGCCTCGAGGTTCACGCCGCACTCGAGGAAGTCTTCGAGACGTTCGACGTGATCCGCATGTACGGCGACCCTCCAGGCTGGGAGTCCGAGATGGACGCCTGGGCCGAGAAGTACGGCGAGAAGCGCGTGATCCGCTGGGAGACCTATCGCCCCGTCCAGATGCACGCCGCCGCCGAGCGGATGCTAACCGATGTCAACAAGGCCGACAGCGAGTTCACCCACGACGGGTGCGAGATCACCAAGATCCACATGCGTAATGCCCGCAAAGCCCCGCGCCCTAATCAGCGCTACGTGCTGGCGAAGGCGAGCCAGCAGCAGAAGATCGACTCGGCCGTGGCGTCGATCATCACCCACGAGGCTGCGGGCGATGTCACCGCGGCTGACCTGTGGAAGTCCGAAGACGCCTACGTCTACGTCCGGTGAGGAGGGTGTTGTGGCGCTGACCGCCAAGCAAGCCCTCAAGATCACCGACGACCTGTATGGCCGGCTGAAGAACCGCCGGCAGGAGATCAACCGGTTCGAGAACTACGCGGACGGCAAGCACCCGCTGCGCCTCGGGTCGGAGGAGTGGTCCCAGGACCACGCCAAGCGGTTCCAGGGCTGGTCCGACAACTGGTGCGGGGTCGTCGCCTCTGCGCCGGGTGAGCGGACCGCCCTGGACGGCTTCCGGATCGGCGCCGACGATGATGTCCAGTCGGCCGACGAGAAGGAACTGTGGCGGCAGTGGGACCTCAACGAGATGCCCTCCCAGGCATCACAGGGGTTCCTCACCTCCCGTGTGGCCCGTCGCTCGAGTGTCCTCGTGTGGGGCGACGAGGACGAGAACCCGGTGATGACCTGGGAGCACCCGTCCCAGATGATCGTCGACTACGACCCGTCTACCCGGCAGTCCCGCTACGCGCTGAAGGCGTGGCTTGATGACGATCGGGAGCTTGCGACCCTCTACACCGCTGACGAGGTGTGGAAGTTCCAGCGGTCCCGCGTTGCTGCCGACGTTGTCAACGGTCTGTCGAAGACCGGCCTGGTGATCGTCTCCACCGCCACCGATCTGGCCCCGGGCGGCTGGGCGCAGCGGGAGATGACCGGCGACAACACGTGGCCGATCGACAACCCGCTGGGGATCCTCCCGGTGCAGGAGTTCCCGAACCGCCCGAAGCTCGGCGGAGCCCCCGTCAGCGACATCGAGGGCACTGTCTCGATGCAGGACGCCATCAACATGCTGTGGAAGTACCTCTTCGCAGCTGCCGACTACGCGAGCATGCCCGCCCGCGTGGTGATGGGTCAGTCGCCGCCGAAGATGCCGATTCTGAACGAGGACGGCGTCCAGGTCGGCGAGAAGCCGGTCGACATCGAGTCTCTCCAGAAGGGCCGCATGCTGTGGCTTACGGGGCAGACCACGAAGGTCGACCAGTGGGACGCCGCGAAGCTGGACGTGTTCACCGGCGTCATCAACGTCGCCGTGAAGCACCTCGCGGCCCAGACCCGCACCCCGATCCACTACATCGTCGGCGAACTCGGCAATGTCAACGGGGAGACCCTGACCGCAACCGAGACGCCGCTGGCGATGAAGGTCCGCGAGTCGCACGAGTTCTACACTCCAGCGGTCCGCGGCGTGTTCCGCCGGATCGCCCTCGTCCAAGGGAAGAGGGATCTCGCGGACGCCTGCCGTACCGGTCAGGTGCAGTGGCGCAACCCCGAGATCCGCTCTGAGGCCCAGATGGCAGACGCCGCATCGAAGGACAAGGCGACCGGCTTCCCGATCATGTGGATCGCGAAGTACCGCTTCGGCTACACCCAGAAGCAGCTTGCGGAACTCGAGGTCATGCTCGAGAAGGAGCGCACCGACCCCGTCCTCCAGGCCGCCCTGAAGACCGTAGCGACTCCACCTGCGCAGCCTGGTGTCCCAGGTGCTCAGGGCGTCTGAGGAGCAGTACCGGCAGCAGCAGCGCTACGCCACCGTCGGTATCGCCGCAGCCCGCAGAGCCTGGGGCCTCGGCTCACCGGTGGGGATGCTGCCCGCGCTCACCGTCCTCCAGGGTCTCGCTGCCCGCGATGGAGCAGCCGGCGTGGACGCGATCCTCGCCGAACAGAACATCGACGCCCCGGCTTCGGCCGAGGTCAACGCTGAAATCCTCACCGGGGTCGCCTCGGATGGCCGTCCTCTCGGGTCGCTGCTTGAGCAGGCCGCCACTGTGGGGGCGCTGGAGTTGATGGTCGTCACGCAACTTGCGGACGCCGCGAGGGTCGCCGCCGGACTGTCGATCGCTACCCGGCAGAAGGTCGGCTGGACGCGCATGGTCAACCCGCCATGCTGTCCCCGTTGCGCGATCCTCGCGGGCAAGTTCTTCCGCTGGAACGACGGCTTCCAACGACATCCGGCGTGCGACTGCCGCCACATCCCCACCCGGGAGGACGTGGCAGGGGATGTCCACACCGACCCGCAAGCACTGTTCGACCAGGGTCTTGTCAACGGCGTGACCAAGGCCGAGCAGCAAGCCATCAGCCAGGGCGCAGACCTGAACCAGGTAGTGAACGCTCGCCGCTCGATCTACATGGACCCAGCCGGCCGGAGATTCACCCGCGAGGGCACCACGACCAAGGCGCTCGGAGGACCCCGCCCGACACCTGAGCAGATCTACCGCACCGCAGGCGATGACCAGGCCGCCGCACTCCGTCTCCTGTCCCGCTTCGGCTACATCCTCTAGTTTCCCTGCGCGCAAGGCGCGGGGTACGACCTCCGCAAGGGAGATCACCCGCAATGACCGAGACACCCGTTCCGCCTGTCCCGGCCCCTCCTGCAGGTGGGCCGCCGGCAGTATCCGCACCCCCTCCGCCGGTCGTCGAAGCCGACCCGCCCGGCGCCGAGCACCTCGGCGACGCAGGCAAGAAGGCACTCGACGAGATGAAGGCCAAGTGGAAGGCGGCCGAGGCCCTCGCCAAGCAGAGCAGCGAGGAACTCGCCGCCGAGCGAGCGAAGGCCGCAGGCAAGGAAGCGGAACACGCCGCGCAAGTAGCGGCACAGAAGGTCAAGGACGAGGCATTGGACGCTGCGAACGCGCGGATCCTGAAGGCCGAGGTTCGGGCCGCCGCAGCAGGCAAACTCGCGGACCCGGCCGACGCACTGCAGTTCCTCGACCTGACGAAGCTCGAGATCGGCGAAGACGGCGAAGTGGACAGCAAGGCTGTCGCTGCCGCCATCGACGAACTCGTCAAGAACAAGCCCTACCTGGCTGCGCAAGGCAAACAGAGGTTCCAGGGCACCGGCGATGGAGGGCCCCGCAATGAGGCCGTCACGAACGTCGCTGACCAGATCACCGCGGCCCGCAAGGCCGGGAACCACGCCCTAGCCATCGCGCTCGAACAGAAGCGCTCGGCTGATCTCGCTGCATCCAAGTAAGAGGAGCTAGACCATGGCCGGAATCACCGGACTCGGTACCACCTTCAACCTGCCGAACTACCACGGCGAGCTTTTCTCGCTGACCCCGGCCGACACCCCGCTGCTGTCTGCCGCAGGTGGCCTCGGCGGTGGCGGGCAGGTCGACTCGACCACGTTCGAGTGGCAGACCTACGACCTCCGCGACGCCGCCTCTCGGCCGCGCCTGGAGGGCGCCGCCGCGCCGACCGCCGAAGAGCGCGTGCGGGCGAACGTGTCCAACGTGTGCCAGATCTTTCACGAGGCCGTGTCGACCTCGTACACGAAGGCTGCGGCGACCGGGCAGTACGCCACAGCGCAGTCCGCGCCGTTCCAGCAGAACGCAGGCGAGGACGTCGTGATCAACGAGCACACGTGGCAGATCATGAACTCGCTCAAGCAGATCGCGCGGGACGTGAACTACGTGTTCTGGAACGGCACGAAGGTGGTCCCGACCACCAACGCGACCGCCCGCGCGACCCAGGGCCTGCTGGGGGCGATGACCTCGAACGCGCAGGTCGCAGATTCCACGAACGTGGTCACTGCCGGCACGACCGCCACCACGGTGGTCACCGCGACCCACAACCTCGCCGTGGACGACAAGGTCGTCTTCACCGACGTCGGTGTCGCCACCGCGATCGTGCCGGGCCGCGCGTACTGGGTGAAGACCGTCACCGGCACCACCTCGTTCACCATCTCCGCGACCAAGGGTGGCGCGGCGATCACCATTGGCACCGCGTCGGTGTCGTTCATCGGCATGAAGGCCGCGACCCTCGTCACTCCCGACATGCTGGGTGGGTTGCTCCAGTCGGTCTTCGACAACGGCGGCATCTCCGAGCAGGGCACCGCGACGATCTTCACCTCGTCCGGCGTGAAGCGCACCCTGTCGAAGGCGTACGCCACCGCCTACTCCTCGACCGCTGGCCTGCTGGCCGGTACCCGCAACGTCGGTGGTGTCGCGATGGACACCGTCATCACCGACTTCGGCACCCTGAACATCGTGATCGACCGGCAGTTGCCGGCGGACGCGCTCGCGGTGGTGTCGCTCGAGCAGGTCGACCCGGTGTTCCTGTCGATCCCGGGCAAGGGCGTCCTGTTCGAGGAGGAGCTGGCGAAGACCGGCGCCTCGGACAACACCCAGATCTACGGCGAGATCGGCCTGAAGTACGGCAACCAGGCGTCGCACGGCGTCATCCGCGGCCTGTTCTCCTGATCAACCCCTAGCCGAGAGGAGGAGCGCCATGGCCCTCGCACCGCTCGCCACGGCGCTCGACCTCGAAGTCAAGGGCGTCGACACCAGCGTCAATGTGCCACTCGTCGACATGATGCTCGCCGCAGCCTCCTCTGTCATCCGGGAGGCTGCGGGGTGCGCGATCTCGGAGGAGACCTCCACGGTCAGCGTCATGGCTCCGGAGGGTCGCTGGCTGCGTCTCCCCGGTCCCGTGACCGCTGTCGCCTCCGTCCTCCTTGACGGGGTGGCGGTCACCGACTGGAAGTTCGTCGGCGGGATGCTGTGGCGTCACTGCGGCTGGTCGTTCTGCGAGCCGGTCAACGCGACAGTCACCCTTACTCACGGCCTCGCCGAGGTCCCGGCGGACATCGTCAACCTGTGCGCCGATCTCGCGAAGCTGGGGATCGACGCGGCCGGCCAGGAGACCCGCCCGGCCGATCTGGTCTCGACGACCACCTCGATCGACGACTACTCCGAGACGTCCCAGTACGCCGCGAACGCGCGGACTCTGATGGAACTCCCCGCGGAGACCCAGGAGTGGCTCGCTCAGCGCTTCGGCGGTGGCGTCTACGTCACAAGTGAGCTGAAGTGACCTCCGCTGCAAGGGCCGCCGCTGCTCTCTCCCGGGGCCGCGACTCGGCCGAGGCCCTCATGGTCGGTGAAGAGGGCGAACTCCGCGGTCCCAGCATGCAGGGTCCGGTCAACCCGGACGGTACCTACCCCATGGCCCCCGGCACCCTGAAGTACGCCGGGATCGGGAAGGTCCAGACCACCGAAGCGCTGGGCCATGGCACTGATGCAGGCGAGCGCGTCGTGATGGAGACCCGATTCGAGGTCCACCTACCGATGTCCGCAGCGCAGGCTGCTGTGGACGACGTCTGGACGCCCACCGCCAGCGCCAGCGATCCCCAGTTGGTCGGCAAGGCGTTCCGTGTCGCTTCCCTGGTGCAGAAGTCCTACATGACGGCTCGCCGTCTCGCAGTGGAGGAGACGCAGTCATGACCGACTTCGGCGCCTCCGAGATGGACGAACTCGCTGCAGACCTCGGCAAGATTCCCGGCCGCATGGTCTCGAAGCAAATCGCCGCAGTCGAGGGCTCGAGCAAGCGCGTCGAGGCGGGCTGGCGGCAACGCTGGTCCAGCATCTCGCATGCCCCGCACATCCCGCAGGCCATCACGCAGGAGGTGAAGGTCCGCCCCGGTCAGGTGACGGGAATCATCGGGCCTGACAAGGACCTCCGGCAAGGTGCCCTCGGCAACATCCTCGAATACGGCACCAGCAACAACGCCCCGATCCCCGGCGGTGGTCCTGCCTTGCAGGCCGAGGAGCCCCGCCTCCTCAAGGCGATCGCCGACATCGGCGAGGACATCCTGTGAGCCAGCAGCCGCACGTTGCGGCATTCCTCACCCTCCTCGGCGACCTGAACAAGTACGTCACCACCTCCCCGAACAACACCCCGCCGCCCTACGTGGTCGTCCATCCCTCGATGCCGTGGAAGCACGACGAGGCGCTCTGTGGCGCGCGGTCGTTCGTAGACAACGAGATCCAGACCACCTGTGTCGGGCTCACGACCGAGCAGACCCAGTTCTATGCGGCTCTCGTGCGCGATCGGGTCGAGGGGGAACGTCCTCTGATCGCCGGCCAGCGGACCGGGTTCATCCGTAACGAGTACTCCCAGCCGGCGCGGCCGGACCGGGATGTGAGCCCGGTCGTGGTCTACGCGGTCGACGGCTGGTCTTTCACCAGTTCCCCAGCCTGATCCCTTGGTCCCCCGAGCGGGGCCGCCTCTTTTAGGAGCCCCTCTCATGGCAGCAATCCCTGTCGTCTCGGCCGACCTGGACGGCATCCTCCTCACGAATACCACCGCGACCGCGGGCCCGGACACGATCGCGCCCGCCGGCAAGCGGATTCTGCTGGTCGTCCACAACGGCAATGCGTCCGCCACGGTCCTGACGATCGTCGCCCCGGGCACCACGAAGTTCGGGCAGGCGGAACCGGACATCACCTCGATCTCGGTCGGCGCCGGTCTCCACGCCGCCCTTCTCCTGTCCGCCGACCTCGCTGACCCGGTGGACGGCCTGATCGACGTCACTGCCGCGCCGAACACCTCGGTGAACCTGTTCGCGGTGCGCGTCTGATGGCCAAGTTCGTCCGCGTCAGGCACAAGGACACCGGCGACCTCGCATCGCTCCCCGAGTCGGCGCTGCCGAACCTCCCCGACTGGGAGCCCATCGACGGCCCGGCCCCCGACAAGGCGAAGCCGAAGAAGAACCTGCCGAGCCAGCCCACCCATGCCGCGCCCGCGGCCAGTACGGAAACGGAGTAACTCATGGCGAAGATGCTGGCCGATGGCAACGTCAAGGCCACGTTCGTGGTGTCCATCGCGGACATCGCGGCCCCCACTGCCACAGCGCTCAACGGCGGTCTCGACCTGGAGTGCCTCATCACCGCCGACGGCCTGAGTGTCTCCGTCGACGAGGCCGTGGTTGCCCTGCCGGCGCTGTGCGAGACGTTCGACGCGCAGTCCCCGGGCCGTGCGACGTACGCGATCGACCTCACCATGTACCGCCACGTCGCGACCGTGGACGATGTCGCCTGGACGACCCTGATCCGGGGTCTGACGGGCTTCCTCGTCCTCCGCTACGGCATCGACGCGGACACGAACTACACCGCCGCGCAGAAGTGCCTGGTGTTCCCCGGGACGGCGGGTGAGCGGAAGCCGAATCCGACCACGGCGAACGGCGGTGTCACCTTCGGGTCCCGCTGGTACGTCTCGTCCCAGCCGAACCTCGACGCGATCGTTGCCTGACCCTGATCGGCGCCGCCGGCCTAATTGGCTCGGGTCGGCGGCGCCTTCCGCATGACCAGAGCCAGAGCCAGAGGAGCCAAGAGCCATGAGCAACAAGGACATCGACAAGGTCCGCGCCCTCGTCCAGAACGCGAAGCGCGGCGAGAAGATCGTCTCCCTGAACCTGCGCGGCGACATCCAGTTGCAGATCGAGGAACTGGAGCGGGACCTGATCAAGCTCCGCGATGAGGACGGGGAACTGAAGTCCCTCGGCGGAAACCCAAAGGCGAAGGCCCTCGCCGAGCAGATCAATGCTCTGATCGCCGAGGCGCAGGACTCCACCATCGACGTCCTGCTCCGCGCGCTCCCCCGCAAGGCATGGGCTGACCTGGTGGCGAAGCACCCCTCCAAGGACGACGGCAAAGAGTTCGACATGTCGATCTACAACGACGCCGTCCCCGCCTGCTGGGTGGAACCCGAACTCGACGACGAGACCCGCGACAAGCTCCTCGAGGAACTGACCCAGGGCCAGTGGGACCAACTGGTCGAAACGGTGGCCTGGCTGAACCGTGGTGACCAGCGCGTCCCTTTCTCCGCTCTCGCCTTGAGAACTCTCCGGAACTCAGGCGAGACGTCGAGCTCGCCCGCTCCCTCGGAGTAAGCCGGAAGCGGTTCCTCGGCTGGGAGCCCACCACTCACTACACCTACGCAGACGGGCTCCTGGTCTCCTCCACTCCCGAGGTGGAGTGGGACGACGAGGAACGGGCGTGGATGCTCGCTCTCGCCGCATATGAGGCGGGCAAGTGCCCCGGTGGGTGCGGTGGGCAACTTCACGAGACCACCGATCCGGACATCGACTGGGACGGTCTCGACCCGACGGAGTGCTTCAAGTGCAAGGCGATAGCCGCCAAGCAGGCGGATGTCCTGCGGCCCGACAAGGACACCGGACGGCCGAGGATCAAGCACTCCCACCTGCTGTGGGGAGCCAAACGAGCATAGGAGGCGGGCCGTGGCCGATCGCACCGTCTCCGTTCAGCTCACCCTCAAGAACGATGGCTTCGTCGCCGGGCTGAAGCAGGCGAACCGCCAGGCCAAGGACTTCACTGACGGGCTGTCGAAGAACGTCAAGAAGAACAAGGGCGACCTTGACACCATGGCCCGCGGCTTCGGCGTCGTGGGTCTGGCGGCTGGCGCTGGAATCGCGATCGCGGTGAAGAAGTTCGCCGACTTCGACCAGGCCATGTCCAACGTGAAGGCCGCCACGCACGAGACCGCCGGCAACATGGCGGAACTGCGTGAGGCCGCGATCAAGGCGGGCAAGGACACCGCGTTCTCTGCGACTGAGGCGGCGGCCGGTATCGAGAACCTCGCCAAGGCCGGCGTGTCCACGAAGGACATCCTCGGCGGAGGACTCGCGGGCGCGCTGGATCTCGCAGCCGCAGGTGAGCTCGGCGTTGCTGACGCTGCCGAGGTTGCCGCTACGGCGATGACCCAGTTCAAGCTGGAAGGCAAGGACGTCCCGCACATCGCGGACCTCCTGGCGGCCGGCGCGGGTAAGGCGCAGGGCGAAGTGTCCGACATGGCGATGGCCCTCAAGCAGGGCGGCCTGGTCGCGTCCCAGATGGGCCTGTCGATCGAGGAGACCACCGGCACCCTGGCGGCGTTCGCCTCGGCCGGGCTGATCGGCTCCGACGCGGGAACCTCCTTCAAGCAGATGTTGCTGCAGCTGGCGAACCCCTCGGACAAGGCCGCCAGGACCATGAAGGAACTCGGCATCAACGTCTACGACGCGCAGGGTGCGTTCATGGGTGTCGCGCCTTTGGCGGAGCAGTTGAAGACGAAGTTGGGCAGTCTGTCCGAGGAGCAGCGCAACTCGGCGCTAGCGACGATCTTCGGGTCGGACGCGATCCGTGCTGCGAGCGTCCTCTACAGCAACGGTGCCGCGGGGATTGCGGACTGGACCACGAAGGTCAACGACCAGGGGTTCGCTGCTGAGACCGCGGCGATCAAGACCGACAACCTGAAGGGTGACATCGAACGCCTCGGCGGTTCGATCGACACCGCCCTCATCCAGCAGGGATCAGGCGCGAACGACGCCCTGCGCGCGATAGCCCAGGGCGCTGGCCTCCTCGTGGACGGGATCGGGAACCTCCCGGAGAACGTCTCTAAAGTCGGTCTCGCGCTGAGCGCTATCGCCACCGTGGGTGGGCTCGGTGCCGCGGGTCTGCTGAAGGCAGCCAGCGCCGCGAGTGAGGCTCGTGAGGCGTGGCAGAACCTCGGCAAGACCGGCAAGACATTGACTCTGTCCATGGGTGCAGTCGGCGTCGCCATCACCGCGGGCCTGATTCTGTACGGGGCGTTCACGAAGAAGAACGCCGAGGCGAAGCAGAAGGCCGAGGATCTGCGCCAGACTCTCGATGAGCAGACTGGCGCGATCACCGGGAACACCCGGGCCTACGTGGCGAACCAGCTCGCACAGAGCGGCCTGGCGCAGAAGGCGAAGGATTTCGGCCTCAGTCTGTCGACCGTGACCGACGCCGCCTTGGGCAACCAGACGGCCATGGATGCTGTGGCCCGTTCACTGAACGACGTCATCGCCATGAACGAAGCGTTCGCGTCAGGCCTGTCGGGCGCACAGGGCTTGACCGAAGGGCAAGCGCAGGGATTCCGGGACAATGCCGACGCGGCCCGGGAACTGAGAGAGTCCCTGCTGGGCACGAACAAGCAGCTGACCGAGGCCCAGAAGCAGCAGAAGCTGGCCGCCGAGGGTGCGAAGGAGCACAAGACCGCCCAGCAGCTACAGGCCGACGCGGTCAAGAAGGCCAACGAGCAGATCAAGGAAGAGACCCAGAGTCTCGATGACCTGATCGACAAGATGCACACCGCGTCCGGTGAGGCTCTCGCGCTGAGTGGCGCTCAGATCAACTACCAGGAAGCGCTTGCCGACGCCACGAAGGCCGTCGAGGAGAACGGCAAGTCGGTCGACAAGCGGACCGGGAAGCTCCGCCTCAACACTGCGGAGGGCCGCTCCAACCAGAAGGCTCTGAACGATCTCGCCGAGGCGACGAACGACCAGACCGACGCGATGCTGAAGAACGGCAAGAGCAACGATCAGGTTCGCAAGACCTCCGAGGCGGCGCGGAAGAAGTTCGTCGAGGTCGCCCGTCAGATGGGCCTCAGCAAGGCCGAGGCCGACAAGCTGTCGAAGGCATATATCGACATCCCGGCCAAGGTCGACACGAAGGTCACGAACACGTCCGCGGCTGCGAAGAAGGCCGCGGAGGACTACAAGACCAACGGTCTGGACAAGCTCCCGAAGTCCGTACCGACGCAGGTTTCGATCACGAACCTGCACCAGTCGAAGAAGGACGTCGCCGACTTCGCTACTCATGTCACCCAGACGCTGCGCGGGATCAAGGATGAGGCGATCAGGGTCAACCTGGCCTACACCTCGTCGCTCGGGAAGAACCCCCTGAACCAGAAGAAGGTGGGCTACGCCACCGGCGGGCCTGTGTTCGGCGCGGGCACCTCGACCAGCGACTCCATCCCCGCGATGCTCAGCAACGACGAGCACGTGTGGACCGCACGCGAAGTTCAGGCGGCCGGCGGGCACGGCGCGGTCAAGAAGATGCGCCAGGGGGTCCTCAAGGGTTATGCCGCCGGTGGTGACGTACACATCGGCATCAACGCCTCAACCCCGAGTGCCACGACCGTCCAGGGCATCGCGGACGACGTCGCCCGGTTCTACGGCCAGGAGATCGCGAAGAAGAGCCAGGAGGTCCTCACCGTTGGTGGCCCTCCAGGGAGTGTGCAGACGTTCCGCGGTAAGCGATTGAACGCCCGCACGATCGCGATGCTGTTGAACGCCGAGAGAATCCTGGGTGCCAGGTTCCGCATCACTCAGGGGTCGTACAGCACGAGCGTTGCCGCATCCGCTGGCACCCATGCTGGTGGCGGCGCGATGGACACGGACGGTCCCCGAGGATGGGGCGCCGCGGTTGCCGCTCTCCGCAAGGCTAACTTCGCCGCATGGCACCGCACCCCATCACAGGGACCGTGGGGCCACCATATCCACTCCATCGCGATCGGCGACTCGTCCGCATCCCCCGCGGCTAAGCGGCAGGTGCAGTCGTTCCTCAGTGGTGGCGACGGCCTCGGCGGCAGGAGTACCTCGCAGAAGGCCACCACCAGCGGTGGCCTGGGGTATGCCACCTCGAAGCAGAGGTTCGCCGAAGGCGGACCGGTCAACGGCTACCGCGACGGCGGATGGTTGATGCCCGGCGAGTACGGCTACAACGAGACCCGCGAGCCCGAGGTCGTGCTGAACAAGCCGCAACTCGCGGACCTCGCCCCGGCGATCGACTACGACCAGTTGGCCAACTCGATGCTGAGGGCCATGAACTCGGCCGGCGTCGGCACCATGTACGCCACCATTCCGATCGAGGTTGGAGGCGAAGTCCGACGGGTGGTCCGCACCGAGGTCAAAACCATGAACCGGGAAGCCGCTCGCTCATACGACATCGGAGGCTGACATGCCCGTAGTGGTCAGCCCCGGAACCATCACCCCGCCTGTGGATGTCCCCACCCCGATCGGGGATCCGTACATCGCGACGGATCTGCTGTCGTTCACCTGGACGGGCTGGAACGCCGAGACGTGGCAGATCCAGGGTGGGCTCGGTTCTTCGGCGGTGATGCAACTGGAGGGCCGCAATGGACTCGGAATGCCGCCGGTCACCCAGTACTTCACCGAGTCCGCCACGACAGACGGCGCGACCTGGCAGGGGTACCGGGTGCAGCAGCGGGTCTTCGACTTCCCGGTCTTCGTTACGGGCTCTACTCCGACAGAAGCGCGGGCGGAGCAGGCGCGGTTCATGTCCACGCTTCGCCCGGACAAGCTCGGCGTCCTGACTGTCGCTGACCCGCTGGGGAATCGGCGGTACCTGAACCTGCGGTACCTGTCGGGTGCGGACGAGGAATTCCTGTCCTCGAACTACGGCCTCTACTGGTACAGCCACAAGCTCCGTTTCACCGCGGAACAGCCGTACTACTACGGCGATTCGGTCCTGCTCGAGTTCGAGTCCGTCACCGGCGTGAACTTCTACGGCGGCGGGGTCGGGACCGAGGCCCCCGACTTCTACATCGCGAACTCGCAGACCACCGACAACGCGATCGTCACCAACCCCGGCGACGTGGACGTGTGGCCGACCTGGACGATCCACGGCCCGTTTACGTCCTTCACCGGAACCGTGGGCGGGAAGTCGATCGCGCTCCCGATCACCAAGACCCTCAACCACTGGATCCGCGTCGACTCCAACCCCGAGAAGCAGACCATGGTCGACGATCTCGGGGCGAACATGTGGGGGTCGGCCGGCGCGGTCGAGTTCGGCGCCATTCCGGCATCCGCGTCCACCCAACTGGGCCTGACGCTGATCGGCTCCGACGCGGGGACGAAGGTCGAGGTTGAGTTCACGCCGAAGTTCTGGCGGGCCTGGTAGTGGGCACCTTTGTCGCCGGTGACATCAGTGCTCTGACAACCAGCGTCACGACTCTGACCGGAACCACCTGGCCCTCCCACTCCGGTGATGACCTGGCGCTGCTTGCCCACGGCTACGGTGACAGCACCAACACCGGAACCATGGACGCGGCGTTCACCAACATCGCCGACCTGACCGACACAAACCTCCGCGCGATCGTTGGCAAGCGGATCCCGACGTCGATGACCGGCTCCGAGTCCGGTGACGTCACCCTCACGACAACAACCGGTGCCCGACAGGTCGGCGCGCTCGGCGTCTGGAATGGTTACTCCGACGTTCAGCAGATCGTCAACCAGCCCGAGACCTCGGGTACCGCGGTAACGACTCACGCGTCCCCGGCGATCACCCCACAGAGGACCGGCTCTGGGTTCGTGATGATCTACATGGACCGGGTGTCGACCGGTAACACGACCGCCACGCCTCCGACCGGGTTCACCCTGCGGGAAGAGTTCGGCACTTCGGGTACGGGCGGCATCTTCCTGCAGGTCGCCGACGACCTGTCCGGTACGCATGGCCTCACCCCTTTCACTCCTGCCAGTTGGACTGTGGCGGTCGGGTCCACCTCGGCGGTCGTGTTCCTGCTCGAACTCGCGCCCGTGCTCGAAGCCACCGGAGACCGCACCGCCACCGCATCCCTCACAGGTGCCGCAGCGATCACACAGTTCGCCTCGGGCGACCGGGCGACGACCGCAAGTCTGACTGGCGCCGCGGGTCTCACACGGACAGCCACAGGCAACCTGGCGGCCACAGCGACACTGGTCGGCGCGGCGGATGTGACCGCAGCCCCGGTCGCGTCCACCGAGCCCCGCTCGCCGTTCCTGATCGAGGTGTGGGACGGGACCTCCACCCCGTTCGTGAAGGCCGGCCGGATCGGCTCATACACCTCGAGCGAAGTGATCCTCCGCCACAACCAGGTCGGGTCGTGGCGGTTCACCCTGGCTCTCACTGACGGTGGGGTGAATCTCTTCACCGCGGCCGGGCGACGGGTCACGATCGACTACCGGGGAACGCGGATCATGTCCGGCCCCGCGTTCGGGATCCGGCGTGCTCGCAACGGCAGCACGGATGACGTCGAGGTCTACGGGTACGACGACCTGATCTGGCTCAATCGCAGACTCGGGTTCCCGAACCCGCTCGCGACGTTCCCGGCCGACGGGGTGGGGTTCACCCAGCCCGCCTATCGGGACCACATCAGCGACAACGCCGAGACGATCATCAAGTACTGGGTCACCAGGAACTGCGTGACCCGGCTCCCCGTCCCCGGACTGTCGGTGGCCTCCGACCTCGGCCGCGGCCCAGTGAGGGGCTACGGCCCGCGGTTCGAGACGGTCCTCGAGGCGGGCGCCCGGATCGCCGACATCACCGGTCTCGGCCTGCGGGTCACTCAGGTCTCGGGCGCGCTGTCGTTCGACGTCTACGAGTCCGCGACACAACCGGTCAGGCTCTCCCGCTCACTGGGGAACCTCCGCGACTGGGAGTTCACCAGCGAGGGGCCGAAGAAGACCCGCAACGTCATCGGCCTCGACGGCGAGGACGCGGCCCGCAGGTACATGCTGTCGAAGCTCACCTCCTCCGAGACCGGCTGGGGTATCACCGAGTCGTTCTTCGACAGCTCCGGCGACACCGATGCCGAGCGCTACGAACAGGGTCTCGACGACCTCGCGGAGAACGTCCCCACCTACTCGTTCACCGTCGTGCCCAGGGACACGGAGTCGATGCGGTTCGGCGAGACCTACAACCTCGGCGACACCGTCACCACCGAACTGCTCCCGAGCGTGACCCTGACCGACAAGGTGCGGCAGGTCACCATCACCGACTCCGTGGAGAACGGGGTCGACGTGCAACCGGTTGTCGGGGACCTGGGCGCGGCGGAGCGTGCGAGTGCCGTCTATCTGGAGCTCCGCAGATTGCGGGCCAGGATCAACAAGTTCGAGAGGGAGGTCTGATGGCGATCGACCCGGTTGGCTTCGTCGGCACCGTCAGCGAGACCGAGTTCTCCAAGATCATGGGAGCCGTCGGCGGCCACGGCGTCATCGGCGGATATGGCGGGACGTCGCTGGCCGCTGCGCGCGTAGCCGGCGCGCGGAACATGCTGATCCAGCCAGGCGAGTGCTTCGTCCCGGGCGTCCACGTCACCATGGATGCGGCGGCCTCTGCGTCATCCGCGGCTCCGGCGAACACGTCGGGTCTTCCCCGCATCGACCTGATGGTGATGCGGATCAACTGGACCACTCATGCCGCCGCGCTGATCATGATCGCCGGAACCCCGAGCAGCAGCCCGGAACCGCCGGCCTACAACCAGTCCCCGGGCGTCGTCTTCGACGTGCCACTCTGTCAGGGAGTGCTGCCGCACAGTGCGGCAGATTACTCGGCGACGACGATCGCCCAAGGCGACCGTCGGACCTGGCTGGTAGACGGACTGTTGGCGCAGACCGCCGACAGTGTTGCGCCAACCACCTTCCCCGGTCGATTGGTGACCTCGCCCGACAACGGCAAGATCCTCCTCGGCGGTTTTGGGTCGGAACGGTGGACATTCAGGGCCGACAGTGACACCGGCTGGTATGACGCGCTCACCGCACCCGCAGGGTTCGGCGGGACGATGAAGGCCCGCATCCGCAACGGCATGGTGAAGGTCGCCTTCAACTGGACCAAGCTCGTCACCCCCACCGGGTCTGATGTCGACTTCTCCGTCACCCTCCCGTCCGCACTGTGGCCCGGCGGCGGGGTGGACATCACCGAGACCATCTGGGCCGGCTCCAGCCCGTGCCGCCTGTACATCTCAGCGGGCACCGGGTCGATGGGCTTCAACGACGTGACGATGGCGGCCGGCCAGATCATCAGCGGTAGCCCGGTCTGGCACTACCGCTACGCCGACCTCTGATCCTCCCCTCCCTGACCCACATCGTGGGTCTCCTCCGCATGCCTTGAAGGAGTCCCATGGCGAAGATCCTGTACGCCGGTACCGCGTCCGATTTCGTGGTCACCACCGTCACTGTCCCCGCCAGTGCGGGTGGCACGGTCGACGTGCTGAAGCTCAACCCCGGCGCATCCCTGGAAGCGTGGGGCGCGGGCACCGGTGGCTCGCAGATCACCGACATCGCCCTGTTCACCGGCAGCTACACCACAGCGGGTGGCGCGGCCCCGTCTGGGATCTTCCCGGCCGAGTCGAGCTCGACGTTCCTGTTCTGGGCCGAGGACACCCTCGACGCCGTCTATGTCACCGGCCAGGGCCAGGGCGTCCTCGGTGGACAGCGGTGGCTTGCCCGCCCGGTCAACGATGTGGCCAGGCTGCGTGTGATCGAGGCGCTGAACCCGATCGGCTCAGCGGAGAAGGCGGCAGCCCTTGGTGTGGCGTCTCTTGACGCGACCGGTAAGGTCCCGACCGCCCAGCTTCCCGCCTCCGGGGTGTCCGGTGTTATCGACATCACCACCCCGAACGGCGGCACGGACTCCGGCAACGTCACCCTCACCACCGCGGACATGGGCGCGGTCCCCACTACCCGCCTCGTCTCCGCCGGTACCGGCCTCAACGGTGGCGGGGACCTGTCAGCGAACCGGACTCTCGCCGTCACGTTCGGGACTACCGCAGGGACTGTCGCCGAGGGCAACGACTCACGCTTCGGTGCGGCCAGCACCGCACCCCGCCCGGTGTTCGCGCAGGTGCTGTCCAAGGACGCCCCAACGGAATGGATCACCGCCGCGGCAGCCGACCCCTACACGTGGGTCTGTGACGCGACGAACGACGAGGTCCAGATCCAGGCCGCGATCGACGCGGCCTGCCCCCGGCAGGGTGCATCGGCTCCGTTCAACGCGGGTTCGCCGGCCAGCGCCCGCAGTATCGGGATGGTGCAGTTGTCGGGTGGCCGGTTCAACATCGGTGCGGCCGGGATCCAGATCGGCACCGCGGTCCACCTGAACGGCGCCGGCCAGGGTTCCACCGAACTGCGAGCGGTGTCGTGCAACCAGACCGGGCTGATCCGGCTGAGGGCCAACACGGACCACCTGACGCATGTGTCGAACTTCTACATGCAGGGCAACTCCGGTTCAGGCGGTACGTGCTCGGGGATCCACTACGACATGACCGGGGGTGCGAACACATCCGCCTACCCGGACAGCAATCCGGACTCGGACCACCTGATCGAGAACCTGTACATCTTCGGGTTCGACGCGAACACCTCACGCCATGGCATCCACCTGCAAGCCGGCTCCGGGGATCACAACCGTGGCAACATGGTTCGCAACATCCAGATGCGCAGCAACTACGCCAACGCGGGCGGCAACGGCATCTACTTCAACGGTTCGTCGGACTGCTTCATCACCGACTGCCACATCGGCGGGTACACGATCGCGTACCGGATCGCCGGTGGCAACACGAAGATGAACGGCAACAAGTCGTTCTACTCCAACCAGTACGGCGTGTACATCACCTCGGGGCGCGCGCTGATCTCCGGGCACGAGTCGCAGGACGACGACACGGGCATCTTCCTGGACGGCGTCCCCGCGACCGCGACCGGGCTGGTCATCGACACCTGCAACGCGGCCGGACTGCGGATCTCGAACGACCGGATCCAGGCTGTCGCGTTCAACATCTTCGTCCGCAGCGGTGGCCGGTACGCCACACAGACGCGCGGCATCTACTACGACGGGACGTTCACGAACTGCTCCATCATCGGCAACGTGGAGAACGCGAACATCACCACTGCCGTCTCAGGGACGGTGCCGACCGGGACGAATTTGGTGACGGTGTCCTAGGCGTAGACTCCAAAGAAAAGGTCCCGGCGACGGTGGTAGCCGCCCCGGGACGTGACCGACTGGATGAGGAGTCGATATGTCAGATACTACTCAACCCCCGTTGACGCGGAGCACGTGGCACGCGATGGGCGACCTCGTAGCCTGCGATGAGAAGTGCGCCGCCCTCACCGAGCCGCAGACCATCGAGGAACTGAAGGTTGCCCTGACTCACTGGCGCGAGCACTCGTTTCATGGTGGATGCTCACACGGCTGCTAGTCCTTCTCGAACACCAGCACCAGTGCCATCCCGAACCACTTGAACCGGGAGCGCTCGACCCGGTCTGTGAGCTGGCGGATCTTCCCGCCGAGCCCGGACCGGTCGAACGGTGGCATGATGTAGTCCACCCCGACCAGCGTGAAGCCGTGGCCTTCGACCTGCCGGGAGAGTCCCCGCACGGTGAACGACCGCGCATCCGCCAGTCGGCGGTGCAGCGGCGGGAACCACGGCAGGAACAGGCTGTATCTCGGTGCCCACCTTCGCTTACGCAGGAAGAAGAACCCGTGGGTCTCGAACGGGAACCAGCGATTCGGTGACGTGATCAGGAACCTGCCGCCCGGTTGGAGTACGCGGTGGATCTCACTGATCGTCTGGCCGAGATCCTGCACATGCTCCAACACCTCGATGGTGGTGACCGTGTCGAACGCGTCGTTCGGCAGGTCCAGCTCCTCGGCGGGCATCTGCCGCACCACGATGCGGTCGAGGTCGGTGCCTGCGATCTCGGTGCGGAAGTCGATGAGCCGCGCGGGCTCCACGTCTACCGCGGTGACGTGTTCCCAGCCTTCGGCGAAACGCCTGGTGTAGGTGCCGTCACCGCAGCCGACGTCGAGTAGCCGTTCGCCTTTGAGCGGCGTCAGGCGCGCGAGCGCGGTGAGCCTCTTCTCCACACCCCGGTCACCTTTGTTGGATCTGGGCGCACCAAGGCCCAATGGTCGTGTCATGTGATCCCCCATGCTCCTACAGCCCCCCACGAGCTGAGACTCCAAGGTAGCGGGGAGTAGCGGTTCTGACAATGCCAGGAGGCCACCATGCCCGTCCTCGTAGTGGCCCCACCCGTCTTCACTGCCGAGCAGGAGACGCGCCTTCGGGAGATCTTCCGCGAAGAGATCCAGACCTGGTACACCACCGCTATCCCGGGCGCGAAGGACCGCGACGGCAAGCCCTACACCCGCTACCAGGCCGACCTGCGCGGCGTCTACGCCTATGACATCGGCCGCGACGGCGGGCTGCTGGAGAAGCGCGCCGACGCCCTGGAGGCCGGGGTCCGCGCCCTCGATGCGGCGCTCGCAGCGAACGGCATCGACGACGACGCCCTCACCGCGGCAGTGGGCGACATGAGCGCAACGGTGGCAGAGATCCGAGCCGCACTCGCGCAGCCCATCCTCCCCTGATGGGGAAGAAGACACCCGACCCGATTGAGGACCTGCAAGCAGAGATCGCCGAACTCAAAGCACAACTGGCCGACCACGAGGAACGCATCGCCGCCATCGAAGCAGCCTGCAGAGCCTTCGCCGTGGTGTTCGCCTTACCGCGCATCACTCCTGGGGGGACGAAGGATGAGCATTGATGATTTCAAGGCCAAGCTCGCCCGTACACCGCTGCCGTGGTGGCTCGCCCGCACCGCCTCGTGGATGCTCGCCGGGCACGCATTCGTCACCGGATACGACTACCTCCACCCGCCGGGCGCGATACCAAACTCCCTCACGATGGTGGAGAGACTCGCAACCCTGCGCACCTGGGGGCTCTGGTACCTGATCGCCGCGGGAGTCCTCGCACTGGGTCTGACTATCGGCAGGCACTCTCTCGTGTGGCTGGGGCATCTCGCCTGCGCGATCCTCTACTTCGGGTTCGCAGGCGCCACCTTGCAGGCCGTGTGGCACTACCAGAACTCCCCGCAGGTGCAGGTCGGCGGCTACATCTGGCGCGCCGCGTACGTGGCGGTCATGATCGCGGTCAGCCATTTCGTGCTGGCCTGGTTTCGTGGCCCCATCCCCAGACGGGGGGATGAACAGTGATCGCCTACTTGCTGATGGAGCTCACCGACTCCACCCTCGTCGCCCCCGGTATCTCGCTCGCCACGTTCGGAGGTCTGACCTTGTTAGCAGTCAGGGCATACAAGGAGGCCCGGCAGATCGACGTCGAGGGTGAACGGAAACGGCGGATCGAATCCGAGGCCCGCGAGAAGACGACCAGTGAGACCAACACCGCCGAGCTGCACAAGCTCATCACGCGGGTGAAGTCGCTCGAGGACAAGATCGACGAGTTGCGCACCGACAAGATCGAGACCATCGAACGGATGCGGATCCAGCACGAGTCGGAGTTACTGGACGAGCGTGGCAAGAACTACCAGCTACGGCGGCTGCTGCGTGAGAACGGGGTGGAAATCCCGGAGGAGTTGGGTCCTGCATGAACCCGAGACTGAAGATGCGGGGATATGGGGGTGCCGCGATCCTGATACTGACCGGGACCGTGGCGTGGCTGATGGTGCAGGTCCCGACCCTGCAGGACGACGCGCAGGCGTCGAGCACCACCGCGAACCAAGCGCTGACGAAAGTGAGCGAGGTCGAGGGTCAGGTCCAGGCCAACAGTGTCGCGCTGGCCGAGGCGAACCGCCGGCTCGTTGCGCTGGGCAAGACCCCGGTCCCGGTCCCGAAGGCGGAACCCCCCGCTCCGCCGGTGCAGGTGGACGAGTTCACCGCCAAGGAAGCCGCAGCCGTACGGGTGATCGTGGCTGATCAGATCGCGCGGCAGAAGGTGCAGATCACGCAGGCGGAGATCTCCCAGATCGCCCGCATCGCCGCCCTGCTCGTCCCGAAGCCGAAGGACGGCACGACCCCCACGGCTGCCCAGCTGCAGCCGATCGTCACCGCCACGCTGGCTGCGTACTGCGTGGGCGACAAGTGTGTAGGCGCGAAGGGTGACCGCGGGGACAAGGGTGAACCGGGAACCGCCGCACCGAAGGTCACCGACGAGGAGCTCTTGGCCGCAGCTCAGCAAGCGCTCGCATCCTACTGCGCGCAGGACTCCAAGCCATGCCGGGGTGCTGACGGAACCGATGGCACTGACGGCGTGGACGCCCCGATGATCGTCGACGTCGACTGCGAAGGCGTACCCGGCTTGAAGTTCACGTTCAACTTCGACCGGAACCACGGCCCCATCACAGCGGAATGCACGCCCTAACCGAACGGGGAGAGCCGCATGGCCAGACCGATGACCGCGGACCAGACGATCGCGCAGATGATCAAGTGGCGTGTCCCGTACAAGGAGTACCCGGGGTGGCGGACCAACGGCCGCCCTGCCTCCGCGGGGCCGTTCGACGACGTACGCGGCGTGATGATCCACCACACTGGCTCCGACGCGGGCCAGTCCGACGACTACCTCCACTTCCTGTTCATCACCGGCCGCCCCGAGGACGGTATCCCCGGCCCGCTGTGCCACGTCGCGACCGACATGGACGGTGACCTGTGGCTTGGTGCGACCGGCCGCGCGAACCACGCAGGCCGCGGCTCCGGCGCCGTAATGGCGAAGGTCACCGCAGAGTCCTATCTCGGCTTCACCGCCGAACTGAAACCCGGCGGTGACGACACCGACGGCAACGCCCACTTCTACGGCAACGAAGTCAGGTACGACGGCGGGCAGCCTCAGACCGCGGAGCAGTACGACGCCGCGGTCCGGTGGGCCGCCGCGATCTGCGACTTCCACAGGTGGTCCGCGCTCAGTGTCATCGGGCACCGTGAGTGGACCGCCCGCAAGAACGACCCTGGCAACTGCCCCATGACCAAGTTCCGCGCCGACGTTGCGGCCCGCCTCAAGGCCGGACCCGGTACGACCGGCCCAACCCCCATCCCTCCCAAGGAGACTGACATGGCACTCACCACCGCCGACGCCGAACTGGTCGTCGACCGCCTCCTCGCCCGCGTCATCGGCGAGTCGACTGTCGCTGATTGCCTGTCCCGGGCGCGCGCTCTGGCGCTGCGGTTTGGTGAGGGTGGCGACCTGAACCAGCAACTCGACCGCATCGAGGCCGACACTGACAGGATCCCGTGACCTACGAGTTCGAGACCTGGTCCGGCATCAAGCAGCAGGTCGAGGCCGACAAGGTCGTGTTCAAACCCGGCCATGTCCTGTTCCTCACCGTCGACGACCAGCTCATCCTCGGCGAGCGGAACCCCAACGTGAACCATCTCCGGCAGTTGCCCGAGACAGGAGAGACCCCATGAAGTTCGCCGAACGCGCCAAGGCGTACGCCGCTCTCATCGGCGGCGTCATCACCGCCATCCTCGGCATGCCCGACGTGCCCGTACCGGACGCCGTCCGCCCCTGGCTGATGCTGGCCAGTGCCGCGTGCACCGCAGTGGCGACCTTCGCCATCCCGAACAAGCCGGCGGAGGCGTGACATGACGGTCATCTACCTCTTGCTATTGACCGTCTCGTTCGCCTTCTTCCTGCTGGCGACCTTCAGTGTCCCGGCCCGGTTCAACCTGACCGCGGCCGGTCTGGCGCTGTGGGTCCTCGTCCCCGCGCTGCAGTTGCTGCAGACCCTCACCTGACCGGAGCCAGCCATGCCCGAACTCCCCGCTGACGTTCAGATCGACCCGGCGAACCCGCCGACCGAACTGCCCGAGCTCCCCGATGGCTACGTCTGGGCGCTGAAGATCACGGCCGACGCCGAAGTCGTCCACGCCGACGGATCGAAGGACTGAATCATGACTGCTGGACTGGCTGCCGCTACCTTCGCCGACTTGGTGCTGACTGCACTCGACGGCACCGCAGCGACCGTAACCGCTTCGCACATCGCTGCGCACAATGGCGACCCTGGCGCGGCAGGCACGGCGAATGCCGCCACGGGCGTACCGTCGACGCGGCAGTCCATCACGTGGGGCGCTGCCTCCGGGACGACCTCGCGGACGCGCGGCATCTCGAACGTTCCGACGTGGACCGCTACTGGCGCGGACACGATCTCACACCTGTCCGCGTGGAGCGCTTCGACCTCGGGGTCCTTCCGGTTCTCTCTGGCGCTGACGGCGTCGAAGACGGTCGCCAACACCGACGTCCTGAACATCACCAGCCTGACGTTCAGCCTCACGCCGATCGCAGCCTGATCTACCGAAGGTGAGCCATGGGCACCTTCGTAGCGGCTGACGCCTCGTCCACCACCACCTCAGTCACCACTCTCACTGGCGTCACGTGGCCGGCGCACAACGCCGATGACGTCGCGGTCGTCGGGTGGGCGAGCGACAACACGCAGACCCGCACCGAACCGCCCTCAGGCTTCACGTCCGAGTTCACCAACGCTGACGGTGCCCTGCGTGCCATCGTCGCCAGTCTGGACAGCACGGGGTCGGAGTCCGGTGACGTGTCGCTGGTCTGTGGTGGCGCGAACCGCCAGACCGGTGTGCTCGCGCTGTACCGGGGCTACAGCCCCACCATCACGAACGTCACGTCCCTGGCCGAAGGCGGGACGGCTGTCACGAGCCACAGCAGCCCGAGCATCACCCCCACGGACAGCGGTTCGGCGATCGTCCTCGTCTACATGGATCGCGTCTCCAGTTCGGTGGTCCCGACCGGGACGCCGGCCGGGTACACGGTGCGTGCGTCGTTCGCGACCGGTGGATCGGGCGGTACGACCGTTGTCGTCGCGGACAAGCTGTCCGGTCTCACGGCCGGCACGCCGGAGTCGCCTGCCGCATGGACGGGCGCAACGTCGAGCGCCGCGGCGTATGTCATCGCGCTGGAGCTCGTGCCGTCATCGACGACCCACTCGGCGACGGGCGACAGGTCCATTACCGCGACTCTCGCTGGCGCAGCCTCGGCCGAGAAGTCCGCCTCGGGCGACCGGTCATCCACCGCCACCCTCTCGGGTGCCGCATCCCTGGCGATGTCCGCGGTGGGCACCCTGGCCGCCGTCGCCGCACTCACCGGTGCTGCGACCGGGATCAAGCCGGTCCTCGGCGACCTCGTAGCCACGGTCCTCACCACCGGCGCCGCGTCGGTAGCCAAGACCAGCAGCGGGAACCTCTCCGCCACTGCCACCCTGACTGGTGCCGCCGACGTGATCGGCGGCCTGTCTGCCAGCGGTGACCTCACTGTCACCGCTGGGCTCACCGGCGCCGCCCTGCTGGCCCGTACAGCAGCAGGCGGCCTCACCGCCACGGCCACGCTGGCAGGGGCCTCAACGGTCACGCGCGAAGCCACAGGCGATCTCTCGGGTACCGCAGACCTCTCGGGTGCCGCCCTGCTTGAGAGGTTCGCTGCGGGCGGCCTGTCCGTCACTGCCTCGCTGGTTGGTGCGGCCGAGGTCGTGGCCCCGTTCGAGGCCCCCGAGGAAGTGACGGCCACAGTCCGGGACTACTCCGCCCTCGCGACCCCACGTGCTCTGGTCCTCACCGCTACCGCTGTCCCGGCCGTGTCCACCGCTACCGCTAGGAGTTCCGAGTGACGATCGACGGACCGAAACGCGGCGACCTGGAACCCGACCTGATCGTGGATCTGGTCGCATCCCCGACGACAGTGGACCTGACCCTCGTGGAGTCATGGAAGATCCTCGGCCGGCTACGCGGGGAGACGGCCCTCCTGATCAACGCCACCACCACCCCGGTCGTGGATGCGACCGACAAGTGGAAGGCGACCGTGACCCACCAGTGGGTCTCACCGCAGACCACCACCGCTGGGCTGCTGCTGGTGGAGTTCGAGGCGACCTGGCCGGGTGGCCACAAGCAGACCTTCCCGACCAGGGGCTACATCCAGATCCGGATCAGCGACGATCTGGGCTAGGCCTCGCGCTGTTCGTGGAGCTTGTGCCGCACTTGCCACGGCTTCGTCCCTGGTGACTTCCGCCGCCAGTACGACAGGTGCATGACCTTCGACCCGTCCGACCAGCGAGGGACGGTTACCTCTCGCCCATCGTCGGCGCGGTCGATGTTCCGCTCCCACCCGGTGCCCTCGGTCGGGGGATCGTCGAGTTCGACGGGGTCACCTTCGGCCGCGAACCGCCACACGACGGCGTACTGCCAGTCCTCAGCATGCTCGGTCGCGTGGGCCCGTCGCATCAGCGCCGGCCAACTCAGATCCGCACGCGGCGCGTCCGTGTCGGTCACGGCTTCCACTCCTGCTGGTAATCTGGGTGGTCGGCGTAGACCGCAGCGAGATGACGGAGCACCACGGAATCGGCTGGGTTCTTCAGGTGGCCAGGCGCGAAGTCGCTGACCTTCGGCAGCTCGGGATCGTCCGCGACGGTGCCGGCCCAGATCTGATCGCGCTCACCGCACCATTCAACGATCGCCCGCTTGGCTGCGATGTCAGCGAGCACGCGGGCCTTAACCTCTGGCATCTCCGTTCGCCACCCATCGTGGATGGGTCCGAAGACCAGTCCGAGCCCGTACCAAGCCCAGCGGTAGTCGCTCTTTGCCCCACTGCCGTAGCTACCGTTGATGGCTAGGGCGAGGTCGTTCTCCAGCCCAAGCACGGCCTGCCCCTGCTCGTCCAAGCGCGCGGTCAGGAACTCCACGATCGTCATGGTCGCGGTCTCACTCATCCTTGCCGCCGACCCACTCGCTGCCACGCTTGCTATCGTTCATTCTGGTCGAGCTCCTCATCCAGTTCGACTGTTGCGGCCTCACCCCTCGTCGGGTGGGGCCGCTTTTCTGTGTTCTGAGGGTAACGCTTAGCAGGCGTGCGAGCATCCCCTGAGGAAACAATCACGAGTTACATGCATCCCGCGCGGCCTTGTAGGCGGCCAGCTGCGGAGTCAGCTTCTCCTCGCTCAACGTGTTGAGCTTCCTGGTTGCCGCCTCGATCCCGCTCGCGTCGAACTCCGAGGCAGCACCCATCGCCTCGGACACGAGGCCGAAGCCTTCGCCCGCGATGGAGATGACCTTGTCAGCGTCGGCAAGCGCCGTCTTGCAGATGGCCGGAACGGTGGGCACCGTCTTGACGACCGTGGGGCCGGGAACAGTCTTGGTCACGGTCGGCTGAGGAGAAGGTGCTGTCGTGGTGTCGCCGCTGCCGCTGGTGCCGATGGCGACACCGAAGACGAACAGGCCGGCGCCGATCATCCACGGCAGCCAGCGGCGAGTCTTCTTCGGCGCCTGGTGCTGCGGCTGGTTGGTCACGACCCCGTACTCCGGGACGGATGGGCGATTCGGGTCTTGCGGGTACTGCGTCATGGTGGGGTTCCCCCTTGCTCATGCTGGCGTGGTTGCCATGCATCAATTGTTGCACTACCTGACACGTGAGGCAACAGTTGTTGCGCAACAACTTGCGGTATCCTCTGAGCCATGGGCAAGCCGGAGGATCTCATCGGGACAGCAGAGGTGTGCGCTCTGCTCGGGGTCGACCGATCGACTGTGAAGCGGTGGGTGGATCGGGGGCGGCTGAAGCCAGCCGGCAAGCTGCCGGGGGCGACCGGGGCCTATCTCTTCAGGCGCGGCGATGCGCTCGCTCTGAAGGACTCCTGAAAGTTCCGCCGCTCCCCTGCCGCTCCGAATTACGAAGGCCCCCTCCGGAACCAGTCTGGAGGGGGCCTTCTGAGCGTGAATCCTGCGGTGGAGCTTAGGGGATTCGAACCCCTGACCTCTTCCATGCCATG